AACCTTGCCGCCCTCGACCACGAACCCCGCGCAAATACTGCCCCGGTCGACGCAATAGAGGCCGTCGCGCAGGCCGTCAACCATTGAGCAGGGCGAACGCCTGCCCGACTATCAACGGCCCGCCCCACTCGCCGACCGCTTTTTTAACGAGGGCAATTTCCTCGGGTACCAGTTCGACGAGGTCGTCGTGCTGAATGGCGAGCGCGATTCGATATTTTGTAACCTTAGCGTCGCCGGTGTCGGCCTCGCGCGGTACCATGAGGGCCTCGACGCAGGCGCGCCGCAGTGTGAAATTTTCGGCCTCGTGCCCGTTCACTGCCGGGAATTTCAGCGGTTCGCCGTCGAGGGTTTTTAAAACTGTCGTCGTCGGAATTTTCATGCCATGCCCTTTCGTTAAGTAAAAAAATACTACGCTGTTTCAAGCGCCGAAATTCGGTCGTTCGCCTCTTTCAACGCGGCGACCAAGTACGGCACGATTTTCGAATGGTCGACGCCCTGCGGAATAATTGAACCGTTCGGCCCGGTCGCATCTTTTTCGCCCGACACCGCGCTCGGAATAATCGCCTCGACCTCGTGCGCGAAAAATCCGACGCCCTTACCGCCCGTTTTCCAGTCGAACGAAATCGGGCGCAGTGCGCGAATAATATCTGCCGCACCGACGAGCGGCGCGTCGTTTTCTTTTAGTCGATAGTCCGAGCCGGTGTTATACGTTGTCACCGACCCATTACAGGCAATCGAACCGACCACGCCATTACCGTTCACGAACACGAGGTGCGTCGCGTTGACGACTTGCGAGTTCGAGGTAACGATACAATATTTTAAATTCTGCCCGTCTATGCCAACGCAATAAGGCGTACCCGTGCCCGTCAAATCATAGTTAGAAGTACCGAGCAGCATCTGCTGTTTATTATTTAAACACATCGCGACCTGCACACCTGCGGGGCCGTTCGTGTAAAAATCAATTCGACCGGGCAACATACCGCCGCCGATAGGCGTAATGTAATCCGCAATTATTCGAATCATTGCGGCGTTCGCGTAAGCAGCACCCTCCCACCCATAGCAGGTTAAATCCATGATGGTATCGCCCGCGACGAGCGGCGCGTGCGCGGAATTAATCACCGCACCCCGGTCTTTAATAAATGCCAACTGATTACCGTTAGCATCATTGGTGAATTTTGCGAGCGTGACTTTTGGATAATTGCCGGTACCGGCAATTTCTAAATTCGAATCGTACGCGTTACCCTGCGAGCCGATTGTCACGCGCCCGCGTGAATCAATACGCATAACCTCTTTTAAATAAGTACCGGCGACGGTAGTTTTAAAATGAATCGAACCGGGCACAATGCCCGCCGATACCGCGTCGTCGGCGCGGAATTCTATTTCGCTTGACGGCGACATAGCGCCCCCGTCCGCACCTTGCGCTCGAATCGTACCGAGCGAATCGCCGGGGGTTACTGCGGAATAATCCCCGTAATTTGAACCGCGCGATTTTTGAAAAACGAGCGCCGCAGGGTTGACCGTATTCCCCCATGACGTGAAACCAATAGCGGGCCGAAAATTATTTAACGATTGCACCTCAAGTTCAAACCCAAACACATTACCGCCGCCGCCAAAGGTTGCATTATTGGCATACAAATTAGTTAAGTAAGCATCGCCACGGTGCGCGACTTTTCCATCTGCGGGGTTAACGCTGAAAAGTAAAGCGTCAATAGCGCCCGCGTTCATTTTTAAATCCCATTGCACGCCGCTTACAACCTGCACCCATAGACCGCCGCCGAGTATGTACGGCGGGCGTGCTGCGCCCGCGTGCTGCGATAACAACGCGGGTTGTTGCAGGTTTAAATAGTCGGCGAGTTCGGTGCCGGTTGTGACGGTCGGCACGATATTCGGGAGCGCGTATTGTGTCATTGTGTTACCTCTTTGCGAGCGAATAAAGAATCGAAAGGGCCTGCGCGATTGTCGCGCGTTCGCCCGTTGGCAATTGTGTCGCGTGGTCGATTATAGGAAAGTCGGCGGCGTCGTTCGAGGTGTCGACCGCACGCGTGCCCGCGCCGTGCACATGGCCCGCGCTATCTTGTACGCCCTCTGTAATTTGCACGAGGGGCCGCGCGCTTGTTTGGAAATGAACGAGTAAACGAATCGGCACAGTCGTCGGCATTTTAAAAAATCCTCCCAACTCCAAAAACTGAAACGTCGACGACGCCGCCCTTTAACGCGCCTGCGCCGTCGCGCACGAAAATCGGCATACCATTTTTGTCGGCAGCACCGCGCGCAACATAATCGCCCGCGTCGGCGTCTTGCAAATCGACGGCGACCGAGGGGGGGAAAACGAACGGTCGATTAAATAAAAAGTTTAACCCGGTCGTCGGTACCACGATATCGGCATACTCCTCGCGCCGTTCGGGAAAATCAATATCGACCTGTGCATGATTTACTCGCGGCGTAACGAGCGGGTCGAACGAATCGAGCACAACGGCGAATCGCAAATCCATCGCGATATATTCACCGTGCAACAACGGCCTCCAATTCGACGCGGGCAGCAATGTAAAGTCGCCCGCGAGCGGGGCCGCGATTGCGAGGGGTACCCATTCATTCATTGTAAAAAATTCAGTTTGCGAGGCCGATACCCAAATCGACGCGCCCCATGCAGCACGCGCCACCGTCGACAGCGGGGCCGCAATTGCTAACGGTATCCACGTCGACATTACCTCGGTCGAGTTTTCCGCGTCGGCGGCGAGGAAAGATTGTATTCGGCATTGCACCTGTTCGTTAAACAGTTCGTGCGCCGTTGGATAAAACACGCCGCGCGCAGGGTAGGTACCGTCCGTGTTTTTCGTGAGCACGAGCAAATTATTTTCGTCGACCTCGCATTTATCGAACGTGCCCGACCACGTCGGGGAAAAAATGTGCGTGCTCCAAATATCCTGAATAACTAAATCCTCGACCGCGATTACAGTGACCGCAGGCGAGGGCGATTCTATTTTCGAGGCCGTGATAGCTTTCACCAAGTACGCGCCATTGCGCGAGGGCAACGTTACCGTCGTAACGTTCCACGGAATTAATTCCGTGACTCGCATCGCGGTCGACCACTGGGGCGCGCCGCTCGGTTGATAACGCACCTCGAAAAATAATACTTGCGCGTTGCCGGGGTTGTTCGGGTTGTCGGGCGCGAACCATGTAAACGTAGAGGTCTTGTCGTGCGCGTTCGACGATAAAAATTGCGGCGCGTCGGGCACGAACAGCGGGTCGCGCGGCGTGAATGTCACGAACGCGGGCAACGACTGCCGCCCGATTGCATCTATGCCGACGACGGCGAACGTGTGCGCCTGCGTTTGCACCGGGTCGAGCAGGCGCAGCGATTGCACCGCCGCGACGCGTGTAAGGTTCGTTTCGGCGACAAGGGTTTCGACGCCGTTCGAACTGACAGCGGAAATTTTATATTTTGGATAACCGCCCAACGTCGGCGCGTACCATTGCAGCACGAGGTCGCAATACGGTTCGCGTGCGACGGTCGTGTTTACTTGGTCGACGCGCAGGCCGACGACCGCAGGGCCGGGGCCTGCGACCGGGCGACCGCCTGACGGGGGCAGGTAGTCGGGAATAAAACCCTCGTCGGCGCGATACACGTCGCGCGCAATTTCGGCGAGCGTCAATTGCGCCGAATCCTCGTCGCCCGGTGCGATTTGCTTAACTAAGTATTCGCCGGTTTCGGTATTCAAATAACCCCACGACACCAAGTCGCCGACCGCAGGCGCGGGCGCGGGCAGGGCCGACAGCACGAACGCGTCGGGCGCGACGGGCGTGGCGGGTATCGGCCCTGTAACGGTACTGTTCGCGAGGCGAATTCGTACGCCATAACTGCCGGGGGGCAGCGTGCCGAACGGATTGTCGAGCGTGATTTGATTGCCTGCGACCGCGACAATGCGCGCCGAATCGCCGCCGACCTGTAGCACGTCATGTTGTACGAGCACGAGGTCGCCGCGCGTGCATATCAAGTTTTCAATATCACAATTAATTGTGAACTCCTCGCGTCGCAGTAGTGCTTGCGCTTTCATGTACCGACCGTCGCGCGTCGCCTGCGTGTACCGTGTGACCCCGAATAGTTTTAAATCCTCGAACGTGATTGCGTTGTTCGCGTCGTACCCATTTTGGAATATGACAATATGCCCCTCTTGCCAATTGTTGCCGGGGTCGATAAAACTTACGCGCAGGCCGTGCGGTTCGGAAAGGTAGGTGCGGCGCGCATTGAACCCCCAACTATTTCGCGGCGTGAACATTTGCACCGGGGTAAATTGCTCCTCGTCGACGATAATGCCGTGCTTGCCGTCGCGCAACGTCGGCGTCGCGCGGCCCGCCGCCGCGATTGATTGCAACAACTGGTACGTCGTTGTCGAGTAGTCGACGACGTGGTCGAATCGCACACGCGGTTCGGGTTGCCCGCCGACGCCGTTCGGCACAATCGAATCGCAATAGTCGGCCCATCGTTTAATACTGTCGGCATAGTCGATTCGCCAGTCGGGCATAGCGCGCACCGCAGCACTACCGCGCAGCACGTCGACATAACACCATGCCGGGTTTTGCGTCGCCTCCTCGACCCATGCGGCCCCGTTCCACACTGGCAATATCGAGGTCGCGATACAGTTCACGTCTTGCAATTGCCCGCTTAACTGTTCGCTCGCGCGGATTTTTAATTCGATAATTGTGTGCGGCGTGTTAACTGCTATCGGCGGTCGGTCGGCGAGCGAACGAATCGACGACCATGAAAGCGTATCACTAATTCTATCCGACTCGGTAAACGCACTGCGGCGCAATACTTGTACCTCCCATTGCGCCGAGGGCACGTCTATCGTTAAAGAAAAATACAAGGGCATCGGCGTCGCGTCGAGAATAATAATTTGCGAGGTCGGGTCGGGGTTGTCGGGTTGCCCTATTTCGTCGGGCGGGTCGTCGGGCGGGGGCAGCGGTCGAATAACGGGCGACTGACAACCATTGAGGAAAGGTTGCGTCGTCGGCGTGTCGAGCGTAACCACGTACCACCCCTGCATACTTTCGCCCTCGGCACCGAATGCCGGGTCGATAGCGATTATCGTGTGCTTTTCCTGCGACGCGATATAGAGGTCGTCGCCGACTTGAACGTGCGTTATGTCGCCCGCGTCGACCTGTTCGCCCGGTGGCCCCATGTTGCCGAACCCGGCCCATACCTGCGCCTGCCCTGCGGGAATCGACGCGTTGTAATCCCAACTGCCGACGCGCCACGTTTCGAACGCGCCAATGTTTACCGAGGTCGGCGCATTCGACGGGGGCAGCACGGTCGGCGGCGCGTCGGGGTTCGTCGGGGCCATCGCGCCACCTTTCGAAACCGTCGTCGGAAAACTGCGAACGTTCGCCCATGCCCCCGCACTGCCTGCGGGCCGCAGGTACACGTCGAACCCGACCGAAAAACTATTGCGCTCGCCGCGTTCGCCATAACTCACGAGGCCGCGCGGGAAAACGAAATCGAGCACAATGCCCGACGTGTCGGGCGCGGTCGTGCGCAGTTCGCCGAGGTTTTGTTGCAGCGTAACGTTAAACACCTCGTACGTCGTGTCGTTGCGATAGTAGTCGAGCGCGTCGCCCGCTTTCCAGCGCGGGTGAATTCGATAGAGCACGTCGCGAAAATGTAGGAGCGGCGTGTCGCCGATTTTCAAATCCTCAATTTGCAGCGGGCCGTACCCACAATCGAGGAGCATGTACAAGAATTGGTTCGGCCCCTCGGTTTGCGCGAACGGTACCGCACCGAGGCGCGGGAAAATTCGATTGCGCCCATATACCCGCAGCATCGGCCCGTACGGCGTCGCCTGATTCGCCTGCCCTGTAATGGTGTACGTTTGCGCGTCGGCGGGGTTCGTCGCCGCCTGCCCTGCGTTGATGCTCGGCGGTTTAAACAGTGCGGAAATTATCATCGACCCGACGAGCGATATGCCCGCCGCGAGCGCCGACACCGCGAGCGCGCTTGCCTCCGCGCCGAGAATAGCGCCCGCCGCATAGGGCGCGAAAATCGACAACGCTATCGTCGCCACGAGCGCGAGTATATTTTTTTTGCCACCGCCGCCGCCCTCGAACGCAGTTAAACCGAGGCGCACCATAGCGCCCGCTTTCGGGCGAACGTGTGCCCAGTACTCGCGCGGTATAACCACGTCGCCGATAAATACGACGACGTGTCGTTGCACCTGCGCGTCGGGCCAAAACATACAAACCATTGCGGCGCAGGTCGAACCCTGCGGGAAATCCATTTCGACGGTATCGCGCGCCGAAAGCGGGTGCGGGCGTACTAACGCGGCGACCATGTATAAAACCCCTCGACGCGGTTCGACCATGCGCGCCCGCGATATTTTTCGACGCACGCGTTGCGCCCGACAAGCGTGTGCAGCATTAAACCGTCGGCGACCACGAGGCCCGCGTGCTGCGGTTGCGGCGCGCCGATACGCAGCACGACCACGTCGCCGGGTTGCTCGCAAAATTTTGATACCTGCACCCAATCGTCGCGCGCGTCGAATAGGTGCGCGGTTTGTTCGAACTCGTCGGCGTCGTTGTAACCACGATAGTCGGGCAGCACGAGGCCGAAACATTCGCGCGCCGCCGCGATAATGAGGCCCCAACAATCGAGGCCCGTTGCCGGGTCGCGCCCGCCCGACTCGAACGGCACGCCGATAAAATTCGCGACGGTCGGCGGCGTCTTAATATAGGCCAGCGTATTGTATGGGGTCGAATACATCGCGCGGGAATCGTTGGTTTAACACGTCGTCGAAAATAAGTTTGCCGCTAATACTGCCCGCGTTCCATTCGACCTCGCGCATTACAAGGTCGGCGACCGCGAGTTCGACATAGTCGGGGTTCGACGCAAGTACAAGTTCGATTAAAAATTCGGCGGGCGACGTGATACGCCGCAGCATATCGACGAGAATTAAATCGGTGTTATCTATTTCGAATTCGACTTGCCCGGTTTCCTCGCCCGACTCGGTCGGGCGGTTGAACGTGAACGCGTACGGCGTAAAGAGATTGCCCCGCGACGTGATAGGTTCGCTGTTCATACACACGCGAAAAATATCGCCGGTCGGCGTGTGCGCAATTGTCACGAGGTTTATAAATGCCTCGTTCGTCGTTTGTGCGAGCAGTGCGCGAAATGCTGCGGGGGTAAATACGCGGGGCATTCTACAATTGCTCCCACGAGCACGACACCGAGCACGCGAGCGCGCCGTCGTTCGTAATGGTCGGCGGTTCGACGAACCGAAAAATTTCGAGCGCGTTTTTAAACGGGTGTACGAATTGGTGGTCGACGACGCCGCCCTGCAAATCGAGTTCGAAATAATCGCGCAGCGCCATCGCTTGCGCGTGCGTCATGGTGAAACCGACGCGAACGTTGCGCATGGTGCGCGTATAGCGTCGCCGAACTTTCGGCGGGCCGAGTTCCATACCCGTTCGAATCGTAACGGGCACGTCGGTTTCTTCCCACGACTGCGCACAGTCGGGCAGCGTCGCGGGCCATAGCGCCGACATTAGCGACCCCTCCGCGACAACCCGTACGTCGCACCCATAACGCCATCGAACCGCCCGCGCGAGAATCCATCGGCGACCGCTTGCTGTACCATAATATTTATTTCCCGTTCGCCGTTCGCGCTTTTCGACGATTTAACGGCAACGTCGGCCCCGGCCTGATTGATAACGTTAACGACCACGTCGCCGCCGCCCGTCGACGCGACACCGAGTTCGCCCGACGCGGTTCGCGTCAACGGCATAATTGCCTCCGGGCCTGCCTCGGCGAACACGCCCGCGCCTTTCGCGAATTCGAACGTGCGGGGCCGGTTGTACACGCCGTTCGAATACCGCGACAACGACGGCGACGCGTGCGCGAACGCAGCACCGTACGCAAAGTCGCCCTCGTACGACGGCGTGCCCGTCATTTGCCGAAATATTTTTGCGAGGATACCGCCGCCACCTTGGTCGCCGGTGTCGATATCTTTCAACGTCTTTTTAAGGTTCGACATTAGCGGTTCGATAATTAAAAACTGCGTAACCATTTTTGCCACGTCGCGCAATACCGAGGTCGCGAAATCCGAAAAAGAAAATTTTGCGTCGTTCGCGTTGCTAATGAAATCAATAAACGTACTCGAAATGTCTTTTGCATACCCGTCGATTTTGTCGGCGAGTTTGTCGTACATTTTGTCGGTGTCTTTCGCGGTCTTAAACATTTTATCGCGCTCGTCGTTGTATGCCTCGGTGCGGCGCTTGATTGCCTCGACCCCTGCGGCCTCAAGGTCGGGAACCTTTGCAATGAGCAGCATGTAACGTTCAATGTCCGCGATATATTTTTCCTCGGCAGTCATTAACCCTTTGGTAATGCCCTCCATTTCTTTTCGCGCGTTCGCGGTGTCTTTCGTTGTTTTATTTATCTCCTCCTGAATGCGTATCTCCTCGACGCGAATTTCGCCGAGCACGCGTTCGAGCGGCGACAATTTTTCGTACGACGCAATTAATAGACGCATCGCGCGGTCGTACGCGGTCGTTTCTTTCCCGACCTCTTGTAAATTAAATAATTGGTCGCCGAGGGCCTTGTCGAGTTTTGCGTACTCGTCGACTTGCTGTTTACTCGCCGCCGCGTGAGCCACTTTGCCGCCGAGGGCGGCGCGCACCTTGCCGTCGTTTTCGCCGGTGGCCTTGCTGTTTCGTTCGAGCGACTTTGTAACCTCCTCGGTCGCCTCGTTCATACCCCAAAGCGTTTTTTGATTTTTTAAAAATGTGTCGTGATTCCCTGATAATGCGTGCGTCATTTCGAGGAACGCATTACCCGCTTTTTGCCATCGGCCCTCGCCGCCTGTAACGAGTAGTTCGGAAAATTTCGCGATACCACCGAGCACCGTGCCCAACTGTACGACCGACTGCCCGAACATCGCCGCGAGCGTCGCGCCCGACTTCAGTACCACGCCGAGCGCCTCGCCGATGATAGTAAAGTTCGCGGCGCTTTCGCCCGACCCCTTAAACCATTTCATAAGGTCGACGAGCGCGGGCGCGAGGCCGGTAATTATTTCGTTCGACATTTTTTTACTTGCGTCGCCCGATTTTTTAAACTCCTCGCCTAATTGTTTTAGCAGGCCGATTGTTTCGCTACTCAATACGAGGCCCAAATCCTCGGCGGCCTTTTGCGCGGCCTCGATACCCTCGCGGCCTTGGTCGAGCATACCGCGCATTTTTAACCCGGCCTCGCCGAGCACCTCGACAATTGCGGTTGTTTTTAGTGCGGGGTCTTGTATCGTTTGCAGTTTGTCGGCGAAATCTTTTAACACCTCGGTCGCGGGTTGCATTTTGTCGATACCGAGCGCGTCGAGAATTTTGCCGCCCTTGCTTCCCGACTCCGACATTGATTTTTGTAATTTGCGCAACCCGCTTTCGAGTTCGCCGATTGAAACGTCGGCCTTTTTCGCGGCGTAAGCGATAGTCTGAAATTCAGTCGTACCGACGCCGAGGTTTGACGCGGCCTTGCTTAAATCCTCGACTGATTTGATTGCCTCTTTCAGCGAACCGACGAGCGCGCCGACCGATAGGCCAGCGAGCGCGCCGCCAATGAGGCCCTTTCCGAAATCATTAATAACCGAACGTAAACTCGTAAATTGCGACTCGACGCTCTCGGCGCTCGCCTGCAATTTTTTCATTGACGCGAGCGACTCGTTCGCGATTTTTACTTGTAGTTCGTAGTATCGGAGCAGGGTATCGCCGGGCATTATTTTTTACCCCCTCGGCCTTTGCGCTTAATGCACAACCCTATCGCGGGAATTCTATCGACGGGCGTTATGCCTTTCGCATTCAAGTTCGAAACGTTGATATATTCGAGCCATGTATCGACCGACGCGAACCGCGCGTCGACTTGGTCGACGGCGACCTCGAACACCGAATGCGATACCTTTTTCTGTACGGGTATGCCGGTCGCTTTTGAACGCCGAATATAATTTGCGTCGCGTGTTAGTCGTTTCAATCGTTGGCCCTGCGACCCGTACCATTGCCACGCGCGAACGTGCACGACCTGCGCCATGATGTAAATATTTAACGCGCCGACTCGTTTTTCGTTTTGCACGGTCGAGCGAATGTCGCCGACTTGTTTTAATGCGCCGCTTTTCCCGACCTGAATATAAAACGCGAACGCGCCGAGCGTGCGCCCGGTCACACGCCGCCCGTTGAACTGCAACGCATTTCGCGCGGCGATTGCCGCAGCAATGAGGGCCTCGCGGTCGGCGAAAAATGCGTGCACCTCGCGCATCGCCTGCGCTATTGGTTTGCCTTTTGTCTTGTCGACTGTAATGGAAATCGGCGGGTTGCCCTTTTCGATTTGCCCGACAATCTCTTGTCGCGAGAGTTCGCGCAGCACATGCAGCACGTCGCCCTCGGCGACCTCGACAATGTCCTTGTACAGCGCGCCGCGTGTAATGGTTTTAATTACTCCGCGCGGGCCGGGGTCGGGTAGGTTTATTTGCACCTTTTAAATTCCGATTTTTTGTAAAGTGTTCGCCGACCATATTCGAGGCGCGACGCAGCACCGGCCACAACCATTCGAATTCAATGCCGTAGTATTCGGCCCACTCACGCACGCGCCACCACGGCGCAGCGTTTCCCAAATCAACATATGCGTCGAGCGCGGGCGATAACCAACGCGGGAAATCGGGCCGCGATTCGAGCGCGGGAACGCGTTTACCTTGTGCTGCGGCCTTTTCCAGTCGCTCGACGTGTTCGCCATATTGCGCGCTCCAAATTAAGACTTTCCCAATGTTTCCCCGTCCTCGCGTACGGGGCGATATTTCGAATCGTCTTGCGCGAACTCGCGCACCGCCGCCCAAATTTTCGGGCAGTCCTCGAATAGTGAAATGCACGCGTCGCGCGAAAACGGAATCGGTTCGCCCTTGTCGTCGTCGACGCCCGACCACGCGAGCACAACGGCGTCGGCGAATGCCTCTATCACGAGCGACTCGTGCACGTCGAACGCGGTTGCGTCGGTATTTTTTATTTCGTTGCGACGTTTCCACGCGGCAATCGACAGCGCATATTTAAAACCTCGGTTCGCGTCGGTCGCCGAACGGCACGTAAACGTCATATCGTCGAACGTGAGCACCGCGCCCGCCGCCTCGCGTACTCTGTCGACGTGATATTTTTCGCGAGGGTTCACGCGGCCCGCGTTATTTTCACCGTGCATTGTTCGACCTCGTCGAACAGTGCTTGTATCGACAACGCGACCGTAACGTCGGTGTCGGTACCCGACGCGACAACGGGGGCCGTTGTCATTTTGCAACGCGGGAATTCGAACAAGTACTCGAGCGCGTCGTCGGCGTCGTTCAATTGCACCGACACCGCAAATTCGCTTTGGTCGAGTAGTGCTTGCACCGGGGCGTCGGTCGCATAGTAAAGCGTCGCGGCAATCGTGCAATTGAGGCGACCGCGTATCGTTTCTTTCGTGCCGAGGGTGCCGATACATTGAATCGCGCGCGAGTTCGTATCGAACGACAACTCGACCGACGAAAAACACGAGGTCGCAGCAATGCCCCCGACCGAAACGACAACGTCTTGCGGTACGAGCACCGGGTCGGTGCCGGGGTCGGGGTATGTCGCGCCCGCGATAATTGCGGTGTCGAGGGCCATAGTACCGCCCATGACACCGACCGAGGCCGTTATCGGCGACCCCGGTGCAATCGACAACGACAGCGTCGCGAACGAGGTGCGGTCGAATCGGTGGTACGAATCCGAACCGTCGACGGGAATGTCGGGGAACATTTTTTCGAATAAATAATATGTTTGTTCGGGGCCGTTTTTCAGAATGTCGGCGACGAACTGCGCGCCCGCGACGGCCTGCAAATACTCCTCAAATGCGTCGTGGTCGCTAACCTCTAGCGAAACATCGCCGGTCGACTCGCCGCCCGTTAGAATCGAATCGCGAATATTTCCCGACGGGTCGAGTTCGCCCGACGTGGTCGTTGTCGGCGCAAAGGCGACGCCCTCGCCTGTAATGCGCCCGACTGTGAAAACAGGCAACGCGGGGGTCGCGGGTGGTACGCCGGTTTGTTTAACAAAGGCGACGCGAACGCGGTCGGCAGATAACATAATGATTACCTCCTAAATGTAATAGTCGTGCGAAAAAGAAAAATCGACGGCGCTTATTAACCAGCGACCGTCCGAAAATTCGGTCGGTGCCGGGGGTACCGCGCCCGTTACCCGAATGCCTGCGGCCTTGTCGCGCCACCTGCGGAAATGCGCGAGCACCGCGTCGGCCTGCGCGATAATTGCGTCGTCGCCTGCGCCCGCTTTGCCAACAACGAAACAGCGAAACGTTCCTGTTTCGCGGTGGCATGTTGGCGACCCGATTGCAATGGGCACGTCGGCAGCGGGTATAAAGTCGGTCGCGGCCCATAGGTCGGGCAGCGCGTTGTTATCGACGCGCACGCCGAGCGTCGCGAACTGGGGCAGCGCGGGAAAGGCGACGGCGAGTTCGTTTTTAAATGCGGTGCGCGCAATGGTGCTCGACATATCAATTACCCTTTACTTGCGCCATGAGCAGCGGCAACGTATTCCCCGCGAGCACCGGGTGCACCGCTTCAATCGAATAGATTCGAGCGAACCCCTCTATGTCGACCGTCAACGTGTCGAACTGCTGCGGGAATCGCGCGGGCGCTTTAAAGTCGGCGGGCGACAAGAGCGCATTCATTGTTTCGCCCTCGGCGTCGTTTAGCAGCGCGTCGTTTTTCGGGTCGCG